TGTATGGACTCCTGGATGAAGCTGCTGGCGCCATCGAGAATCTAGCTGAAAACTCTGGTGTGGAAATTCACACCGAGGAAGAGCCGGTCATCGAGGAAGAAGAGCACATCGAAGAAGAGCCTGCGCTGCCACCGCCACCTGTCGAAGAGGAGCCTGTCGAGGATGAAGTCAAGGAAGCCTCTGGCTCCGACAACTACTGGATGGGCAACGATGATCCTTCGAAGAAGTTCGGTTCGAAGCTCACTCGTGCTCGTCCTGTCAGGAAGTAGGAAGTTGGTCAGTTGTGGAAGACAACCGTGACAAGGATCTAGAACTGAAGTTTGCTGCTCTGGAAGCTACCTTTCAGTCATGGCAGAAGATGTCAGACGAAGGGAAGGTGGCTGTCCTCGATGCCACGTTCAAGGTTTGGAAAGAGGCTCACGTCACTGAGCATGTCCTTGAACAGAGAGCCGTCGAGCTTGCATACAAAGCCCTTGAAGGAAAGATGGTCGAGCTGAACGATGTTCGTCATCGGTTCGTTGACAAGGAATGGTACGAGGCCAACCATGGGAAGATGGAAGTAAGAATTGCCAGCCTTGAGCAAAATCGGGTAGAAAAAACCTGGTTCGATAAAGTCCATGGAGCACTGGAAGCAAAAGTTGCTGTCCTGGATGAATGGCGCTGGAAGACTATTGGAATGGTGCTTGCGTCTTGCTTCCTCGCTTCAGGCGTCGGTGGGCTTATCGGATGTGGGTGATAACCGTGTACTACATGCACAAGTAAGTGTACATTTCCCTTTCTACCTTCTACCGAAGTATTATAGATATCGGGTAGGAGGTGTGTAACCCAAATGGTTGCTGGAGTTTACTGGATTCTCAATCTGGTAAATGGTAAGGTCTACATAGGTTCCTCTGTAGACGTGGAAAATCGTCTTCAAAATCACAAGAAGGACTTGATAGCGGGTAAACACAGAAATCCTTATCTGCAAAGAGCTTGGAACAAGCAATCAGATTTTTGGGATTTTGAGATTCTAGAAGAAGTTGAAGACGAACTCTGGTTGAGAGCCAGAGAGTCCGCTTGGATACTTAGATTACAGTCCCATCTGAGAGACACTGGGTACAACGCAGCACAAAATGGATGGGATGGAGGTACATGGCCAGGGCAAGTAGAGGCCTGCAGAGCGGCTGGGAAGAAGCGTGTAGGTACAGAAAAATTTGATAGATGGAAGAACTCTAGAGTTGGAACAACAGTTTCAGAGGATCACCGAGCTAAATTACAGGATGCCTGGATAGATAGAAAAGATCGAGGAGATTATTACAAATTCACTGCTGAAGATCAGGCTAGGTCAGTAGCTGCTTCCATTGGAAGAAAGAAATCTGTGGAAGAGTTGCGACTTATGAGTGAAAGTGTGAAGAAATCTTGGACTCCTGAACGTCGTACTGCCCAAGCTGAAAGAGCTAGGAAACAGATCGCTTTGCAAGAGCGTAAACCCTTTGGAAAGAGGTAGTTATGTGTCCGGAGATGTCACCCTATTTTGATGCCGTCACAGCCCAGCGGGCACTTCTTCTTTCCGAGGATCAATCGCTGGAAGGAATCACCACTATTTCATTGGAAACTCAGGCAGATTTGTCTGAGAACGACATCTTCACCTATGTGGAAGAAAACTTCACCGAGTTCCTCAGGATCATCCGTTACCTTTCCAAAGAAGATCAAGAACTTCTCCTCAGCTACTATCTCCTCTCCAAGACACAGAACACGCTGGCGGTCATCCACCGCACAACACAGACTCTGTGTTCGTTTCTGATCCGGAAGGCGGTAGAACGAGTGGGCACTTTCATCCTGCTGGGACCTCCCACTCAGGAAGCGATGAAGGGCATTTTGGAGAAGGAAGGACTCGAGTCCACTTTGCTCGAGAACATGGAGATGTCGAAGGCGATCGAACTGTACGAGAAGACCAAGAGTTTCCAAATCGTCGCTGATGTCTTCCACTTGCATCGCCCTGATGTGCGTCGAGCTATACGTCGCGCTGCTCAAGTTCTGGAGCAGTCTGAGAATCGACAAGGCAAGGCCCTGGGTGCATATCTACAGGGTCTCATCGAGAAGGCGAGTGCATCTGGGATGGGATACAGCAGACGGAAATTATCAAAGCAGGGGCACATTCAACTCCGGGATCCTGATATCTTAGGCGAGTTTTGTATTGATGTTTCTGATCCAGATTTCGATTGTGTCTTTGTATCTCGAGCAAATAGATGAATTTCAGTATCCATTGGTATGGGATGCATCTACAGACTTACTAACACGAGTAACAACAAAATCTATGTAGGCAAGTATCAGGGTAAGAATTTCGATGCCTACATCAAGTATTGCTTTCATCAAGCTGTCATCGGTGACGATACCAAGCCCTATCTCTACAATGCCATTCGAAAATGGGGTGTAGATGCTTTCAAGATAGGTATTCTCATCAACGATCCTGCTCTTACAGGAAAAGCTCTGGCTGAAAGAGAAATCTTCTTCATTGCTCAAGAAAATTCCTTCGGACAAGGATACAATCTAACTATTGGAGGCGATGGCTGCAACGTACCTGGTAGGAAATGGACTGAAGAACAAAGGTTGAAAGCGAAAGGAAGAAAATGGACAGAGGAGGAACGTCTAGCAAAAATTGCAGCTATACGGAAATTCTGGGATTCTTCAGAAAGTGCTGAATCCAGAAAACTCATGTCACTAGCAAAGAAAGGTAAGAGGCAGTCAGCTTCACATATTGAAAATGCGACAACAAGCAGAAGAGGTCTTAAAAGAACTGAGGAGATGAATCAAAAGCAAAGTGAGAGATCTAGAGGAGATCACAATCCAATGTTTGGAAGAAGCGGGTCACTGAACCCCATGTATGGCGTCACGGGAGATAGACATCCAATGTGGGGAAAGAGCAGACCTGATCAGTCTGCACTCCTCAAATCAATGAAACGAGATGTTAAAGGAAGACTTCTCCCAGCATAAACTAACTTTCGTACTCCTTTCTAGGTAATGCGAGTTGCCCCAGGAGTCCGAAATGGATCGCTTTCTATACAGCAGTCACGGCTTGGGTGGCACCAGAAGTAAACAAGCTGGTGTACTTCCATCCGATGATGGCCTAATATCTGAACAAGGCCACTTCAAGACAGCATCTGTAACCCCTGAACTCCGTCGGAAGATCGAGGAGATGGGGCTGATTCGTGTGGCCGGAAATGCCTATCGTTGCACGTCCACCAAGGACTTTTGGAAGGTTCAAGGTGGCAAGGTGATTCGCATCTCAGTAGATGAAGTGGACAATGGGGAATCCATTCAGGCGGCTCCTGCAGATACGCCTGGCAATTTCTTGTCATCCATTTTGGCAGATTTGACGTTCTAAGCGGGGAGAGGCTATGGCAGAGAAACTTTACAGTTCGATCATCGACGCGTTCCTTGACGGACCATCGGACTATGAGGATGTGGGACTCAATGCAGCCAGAGCTTCTGGTCAGGAACTCTTGAACCTGACTCATGACGAGGTTGACAAGGCATTCACACGTTCCATTGAAGGTGACCGAGGAGAAGTCCACGGTGGTGTTCACTTTGCCTCTGGTGGGTACGACCAGAATTGCCCGACATGCAGCAAACCATTGCAGAAGGACCAACTGGGTGTACTTCGCTGCTATAACAATGGTTGCTCTGAAGAGGGTTTGACTGCACAAGTTTCGCAACCAATCGACGACAGAGATCCTCTTGGAGATCCGTTTGATACCGTTCGAGTTTCTTCCGTCCCCAACGACTGGAAGAATCGAGCGGCGGCGGTCACTTCGGATGACAATGCGTTGGCGGATGTCTCAATTTCACTTGAGAAGGCCAAAGGCACCACGGTCGAGACCAAGGGCAAGCGTATCTCTGATGAGAGCATCCGGGCGGGCATTCGCAAGGCCATAGCTGCCGGTCACTCCAAGGAGAAGATCAGCAATTATCTCAAGAAGAAGCTGGCTGAAAATGTCATCTTCAACTGGAATTCTGCCCATGAGTATCTGGATGCCGGCGGAACAGAAGATGTGAACGGCATGGACTATTGGGAACCCAACAAGTTCATGGAAAAGAAGCAGTTTACTGCAGCCGAGCACCTTGCCAAGATCCGTGATGGCGCCGAGCAGAAGACCGCTGACAAGGCTCCTATCGTCCGAGTGGATGACAAGGTCACCCAGAGAACCACGGCGGCCAAGACAGCTTCTACCATCAAGACCACCTCTCCGGAATTCACCGTTGCTGCAATTTCCAAGGCTCACACTGCTGGAGCATCCCTCGAGAAGATCTATTCATTCGGTGTCAAGACCGCTGGCGTAGTCCGGGCGGCTGATGTCGTGAAGAAGTTCGTGGGTGGATTGAAGACTGCAGGAACCAAGATCGCTCTCTCCCAGATTGACTGCCGTTTCCTCAAGGGGAAATTGGGAGTCCAGAACGCCATCGTTGGAGCACCCAAGTGTTCCTCTTGTGCTTATCGCAGCAGCATGCACTGCGGTCTCACTGGCGGGACTTTGCTGAGCTTCCCTGGGATGAGCACGGCTTCTTCCAACCACAAGATTGCTTCTGGTGCACCGAAAGATGGTCATCAGATGCTTAATGAATACGACCTCTCGTCGACTGCCAAGCTGGGAGACATTGACATCATCCAGCCCAAGGGATACGAGATTGAAGTTGGCTCTCACTTCTCATTGGAGATTTAATGGAAGACCAGGAGTTCAAATTTCTCAGTGATGGCTCAGATGGAAAGGTAGCTCCGTCTCCTGAGAGTACTATGCCTCCGCCTCCGAAAGAAGAAGAGAAGGATGATGGGCCAAAGCACCGGAAAACGAACATCGAAGACATTCTGGTGAAGATGCAGGACCAGACTTCATCGGTCGCTGACATCTCCAGGATGATCACCATTGAGATGACCATCGCTCTCAAGGAACTGGTGCTGCTGGGCAACTCCGATCCCACCTTCATATCACAGCGTCGAAGTTTGAATGACGAAATCAAAATGCTTCGGGAATTGCAGAAATCACTGACTGAAAGTGATATCCTTTCCAAGAAGGACACTCTGAACTTCGACGGTCCCAAGTTTCAATTCGTGTTTGTTGAACTCCTGAATCTATACAGTAAGGCATTGAAAGAATCAGGGTTGGACAGAACCACGATCGATAGCGTCATGAAACAGTTTTCCGATCTGGTGAAGACCAACGACGATCGGCTTCGCAGGGAAACAGCGCGCATTGGTGTCGTAGACACTTCTGCATAAGAGGGGAAGAGCACATGCAACCAATGGGAACAGTCTCCGCAAGATCTTGGCAGTCATTCATGATCGGAGATCATCTACTCGCGAAAGTCGTCGCCGCTATCAAACAGGGCGAGGACAAGGCCAAGAGTTCTGGAACGATTCAGTCTCTTCAGGTCTTCTACGAGGGTCTTCGTCAGCACATTGTCATTGGGCGCGTCATGATTGTTCCTGCTTCAGTGGCAGACAACCTTGAAGACTTCCCTCTGGCTCTCCTCTACGGAGCAATTGTCCGTGAGTTCGGTGGCGAGGAGGTTTCAGATCTTCTCGAGCACAAGATTGGTGAGTCCGAGTTCGATGAATACAGCAAGGCCGACTACCAGGAGATCAAGGACCGGCTCTTCAAGAACGAACAGTCGGGCAAGTATGAATCCATCGTCATGTTCTTGCCGGCCTGGACCAATCCTCGCGAATATGTCATGTTCAAGTACACGAAGGATGATCAGGAACTGGCCAACTTGGTTCGTCACTTGATCTTCTCGT